ATGTCGCCCGCGCCCATGGGCTGGGGGTCCTCGGGGCGGCTGGCCTCACGGGTGGCGGCCCGTCCCTCGGCCACCTCCTCGCTCGACAGGGTGTGGTCGGTGCTCGTGTTCTCCCTGGCGGCGGCGCGCTCAGCGGCGCGGCGCTTGCGGGTCTCGGCGGCCTTGCGTGCGGACTCGGACTTAGTAGCCATGATGGTGATTCCTCTCGGTGGGTGTTTCTGGAAACTCAGGTGGGTAGAGCGTCGAGGTAGCCAACGCCCGCTTCGCCTAGCACGAACTCCAGCGACTCAATCTCTTGCTCGAAGAAGACCGAGTTGGCGTTCTGTCCGTCGGCCTTGATCTTGGCCTCCATGAAGCGCAAGCGTCGGAGCAGGAACCGCAGGCGCTTGAGTTCGCTGCGATCGAACTCGCAGTCGGCGTCGGCTCTTTCGTGGTACCGGGACTCAGCCGGGTCTGGTGTCACAGTGATTCCTCCTCTCGTATCTCGTCCTCGGACAGGGGCGTGGTGTCGGGCTCGTCCTCGGGCAGGGGCGCGAACATGCCTGCGCTTGCGCTCGATCCTACCGGCAGCGTGTACCCGGCCAGCGCCATGCCGCCCAGGTCCACGTCGACCAGGCGGGTCACGGGGTCGGGCGCAGTGATGACCACGGGGGCCATCTGCACGTGGCCGCGCATCTCACGGTACTTGTCCATCTCCACGTGACGCGACTCCCCGGTGTCGCCACCGGGCTTCCACACGTTGACGATGGTGTCGGCCACGTCGATGTGTACCGTCGAGCCTCGGGGCTTCTTGGGTGACGCCTCGGTGGCGTGCACGATGACGATGACGACTCGGGCCTCGACCTCGGTGAGCGCGAACTTCTTGAGGTCGCGGTAGTGGGCCATCGTCATGGCCGAGTCGTTCTGGTCAGCGCCGAAGAACGAGGCACCGAACGAGTCGATGACGACAATCTCGGTCTTGGCCCGCTTCCAGGCTGCCGCGATCTGTGCGCGCTGCGCAGGCACCGCGAGCGGGTTGCCTCGCTTGTGGGCGTTGACGATGGAGAACCGTGCCAGGTCCACGCTCGGCATACCCGAGAGCCAATCACCCATGAGTCGACCGGGCATGTCATAGGACAGGATGCCCACGGACCCGTCGAGAGCCTTGGTGCTCTGGCCCAGGAAGTCGGTGCCGGTCGCCATGCAGTACGCCATCTGGAGCGACAGCGTGGACTTGCCGGACTTCGAGGGCCCGAGCACCAGGCACAGCGAGTCCTCGTTCAGCACGCCGTCAATCAGGTCCACCTGAGCCATGGACGGGTCCTCCTTGTAGTCAGCCACGGTGAACATCTCCAACTCCGGGGTGTCCCCGGCTTCAATCTCGGCGGTGTGCAGCATCTGGGCCTGATAGCGGACGCGGATCTTGTCGAGTTCGGCGTCGACCTTGGACTCCAAGATCAGACGCTCGCGCAGGGTGTCCTCGGCTCCAGCCGCGTCAGCGACGATCCGCCACTCAGCAGCGACGGTTTCTGGAAACTCGATGATGGGCCTGGGGGCATTGGTCATGTGCTCACCTCCTATCTCTATCGTGTGTGCTGCCGAGGCAGCGGCGGGGGAACGGCGGTGCTGATCCTACAGGGGACCGAACATCGCAGCAGCCTGCGGGTCGGGCTCGGCCAGGGCCACCGGCTCGGCGTCGGCAGCGGCCTCGACGGCGGCGAGGTTGGACTGGGGGAACTGCGCCTCGACCTCGGTGTCCATGTCGGACTCGGTCAGTCCGGCCCGCTTCATGGCCGCCTCGACGGTCAGCAGCACCTCGGCCTCTTCCAGACCGGCCAGCAGTGCGGGCTCGACCAACTCGTGGGGGTCGATGTTGTTGTCGATGCACCGGCAGACCGCCCAGTGCAGTCCGTTGTTGCGCTCGCCCGCCTGGAGGTTGGCGACCCACTCGCGCAGGGCTGCGATGGAGGTACGCCGCTCCGAGGGCAGCACCGCGACCCGCTTCTCGGCGTCGAAGTTGTTGCCCGGCGTGAGCGCGTTGACGATGAGGTCCCACATCAGCGGCTCGCGCGTCGATCCGATCACCGGGCCCGCGTCACCGTAGGCCCCGGCGTACTCGGGGGTCTCGATGTACGAGGGAGCCCCCAGCACGTACCCGCCGACGCCTCTCACGTCGAGCCCGAGGTTGGCGCTGGCCTTGTTGGTCATGCCCTGCTTGATGTGCACGCCCGAGGCCACGAAGTACAGGTGCCAGCCGCCTGACGGGGTCTGGAGCACTTTCTGGCAGCCGTTGAGCAGCCCCATGCGGGTGAGGAAGGGCAAGTGCACCCGACCGTCCGCTGCCTTCTTGATGTCCACGTCGAGCACGTCGAAGGCGACCCCGGTTGCCAGTCCGATTGCAGCGCTGTTGCCGAAGTGGGACCACCACCTCTTGCACGTGGCCTTGTCGAGCGTGGCGTCGTGCACCCCGTTGTGCGTGAGCGGGGCCTTGGCCTTGAGACCGCTCGCCTTGCACGGGAACACCGGCTGCCCGGCTGCGATGTAGCCCTGAGCCGCGTGGTACAACTCGTTGGCGGTGGGCATGGCTGCGACGGGGCGGGCGATGGTGCGATTCACTTGGTGGCGTCCTTGTCGTTGGCGATGTCGGCGAACGTGGGCTCGGGGTCGGTGCTCATGACGCGGCTGGGGTCCGCGCAGTAGAACTTGTGGGCCTCGGGGTCGAGCGTGCCGCAAGTGCCGCACTCGAACCCGGCGGGGGTTTCCAGAAACTCCCGGCGCAACGCACGTCCCATCGGCAGGTAGGCCAGCGGGCTCATGAAGTCCATCTCGTTGGGCTCGATGCCCATGACCATCGCGTTGGTGGTCAGCGTCTCGGACGCCTGCCTGCTCAACAGGTTCCGCCCCATCTTGGGGTTGAGCCCGTGCCTGCGCATCAGTGAGCGGACGTGGGTGTTGGTACTGCCGAGCGCAGCGGCCACCTCGGACACACCCATCTTGTTGGCGGCTGCCTCGTTCAGCAGGCGCAGCATGAGCGCGTCGGCGTCGGAGTCAAACTTCGCCTTGGCCGTCGACCACCGACGCTTGGACTCACCCAGCGTGGCGAGGTGCTGGATCACCATGAACTTGAGCATCAGACGCGCACCTGGCTCAGCGCGTAGGAGCCTCCGGCCATCGTGAGCGGGTGAGCCGGGACACCGGGGCAGGCGACTTCGATCAACCTGCCGCTGATAGCGCTTCGCTGACGGCCCGCGATCAGGTGACCGGCGTGGTGGGCGTCTCGCCTGTCGCACGGCCACGGGTAGGGCTCGAAAGCGAGGCACCGGGGGTCGGACTTCTGGTGGTCCCCGCCGAGCCCGAGCCTGCACTCGCCACACTTCTTCATCAACATCTTGCGTCTCCTATCGTTGTGTGCTTCACTTGGAAAGTCGGGGGGCTGTGCGCACGTAGTCGAGCAGTGCCTTCTCCAGTCGACCGCGTCGTTCGTTGTTGGCGTACATCACGGCGTCGATGGTGCCGGGTACGAAGACACGCCAGAACGTGACCTTCGAGCCCTTCTGCCCATTCCGGTCCAGTCTACCGCGTGACTGGACCCAATCGTCGCGCCTCTCGGACAGGCTGGCGTACACCGCGTGCTGAGCGGTGACCAGTTCGTTGACCGACAGCGACATGGTCCGGGCCTGAGCCACGAGGACGACCTGCTCGGGGTTTCCAGAAACGTCGGCGAACCGCTGCCGGATGGCGAGTCGGTCGGCGGTCTTGGTCTGGCCGGTGATGACCTCGACGGTGCGGCCCTTGGCGGCCAGCGACTTGTGCAGCGCCTCGCACTCGGAGCGGAAGTAGGCGAACACCACGATCCGGTTCTCAGACGCGAGCCGGACGTTGACCACCTCGGCCACTGCCTTGCGCTTGGCGTCACCGAGGATGTGGGTCTCGTCCATCTCAGTGTCACGGATGAATCCGGCGGTGATCTGGCGCAACTTCATGATCTTCGCCAGCGCGTTGGGCGACTCAATGAGCGTCCCGTCCGCGAGTTCGGCCTGGAGGTCGGCCAGCATGGAGTCGTAAGCCTTCTTCTCGGCGGCGCTCAGGTCCACGCGCACGTCCACGTCGACTGTGGGCGGCAGGTCGAGAGCGTCCTCCTTGCGGACCACCATCGAGCGCTCGGCCACACGGGCGTGCAGTTCCGCCAGATGGTCGTCGTTCTCGCCCACGATGGCCGCACCGCCGTAGCCACCGAAGTCGGCGTAGCGCCCGGCGAACGACTTGAACGACCACGGGCGGATCGACTTCTTCTGCGCCAGCGTCATCGACAGCGGGGCCTTGGTCCACTTCATGTGGTACTGGTCCGAGAACGTCCACGGTGCGAGGAAGCGCCACTGCCCGTAGCAGTCCAGCGGCGACAGCGGGTTGACCGTGCCGGTGAGGATGATGCGGTGGTCCGCAATCTGGCCGATCTGATACATGGCCTTCGAGATGTTGGCCGTCTCGGACTTGATCAGGTGGGACTCGTCCACGACCACGAGGTCGGGTGCGAACTTCTTGATCGCCAGCAGCAACTTGACCGTGTTCTTGCGGTCCTGGCACCAGTTCGACACAGCACCGGCGCTCATCGACAGCAGCGTGACACGCGGGCCCTTGCCCTTCGAGGTGGGCCACGCCTCGGGGTGACCCGGGTGGTTGACCTGGATCGGCATGGTGGGCACCGAGAGCCAGTCACGAGCCCGCCTGATCTGCGGGAGCAGCGCGGAGGTGGTGCCCTGGAGGACTCGGGCCTTGACGGCTGAGTCCATGAACGGCGGGGCCTGGAGAACCCAGGTGTCGATGGCGGTCTTGGGGCTAACGACTAGCACCCGGAACTCACCCTTGCGCTTCGCCATCTTGTCGACCCAGGCCAGGGTCGCGCCGGTCTTGCCGACACCGGGGTCCCAGAGGAGAGCACCGATGCCGTCTACGGAGTCGAGGAACTTGACCCCTTCCTTCTGGTGGTCCATGAGTGTGAACTCGGGCATCGGTGCTCTACCTTTCTGGGTTTCTGGAAACTAGCGGGTCAGCGGTTGAGCACGCAGTAGTACCAACCGTGAGCCCCGTGCACCTCGCCGTGCAGCGGGCACTCCGATCCGTGCGGGTGCTCGGGGCTGGGCGTCTCGATCATGCGGAGGTGCAGGTTCGCACCGGGAGGACCGGCGACTCCCTGCGCGCCGTCCTCACCCTTGGGCCCGGGCTTGCCCCCAGGCTTGAACTCGCTGACCACGATGGACAGCGCGAGCGCGCCCACCAGCATCAGCACCACGATCTGGAGTACCAGCGTCCACGTCATCAGAAGTCGCTCTCCTCGTTGGTGACCTCGCCGAGGTTGCCGAGCGCCATGAGGACTCGCTCGTACTCCTCGCTGTCTTCGCACTCCACCTCGACGGTGAAGATGTGCTTGCTCATTCTGTTCTCCTGTCGTCGTGCTACTTGGCGTAGCGTTCCATCAACTTGCCCTCACCCTTGAGAGGGAAGATCGTGCCCCATGCGGGGGACTCGCTCATCATGCCGTCCACGTCGGCCAGGCACTGAGCCGCGCTGGCCTTGGGTGCCTCGATGACCACCTCGTCATGCACGTGCAGCACGATCCGGCCCGGCCAGCCCGCCTTGATCATCGGCTGCATCCGCATCATCAGGTCGAACAGGCAGTCGCGGGCCACCGCCTGGGTCACGTTCTCGGTCAACTTCCCACCGTGGGTGTCGATCCTAGCGTGGCCCACACCGGCGGGTCGCTTGCCGATGAACGTCCTACGGTCGATGCGCTCGGGTCGCTCGGGGTCCTCGTGGCTCCTGGCGTGGCGGTACCAGATCGACCTGCCACTGGGCAGGATGAGCCGATTGTGGCGTCCGTCGCGCATGAAGGTAAGGCACCCCTGGTTGCCGAACTGGGTGGTCTCGCCCCGGCTGGCGGCATCCCAGGCAGCGGCGCAGAGTTTCCAGAAACGCACCGTCTGCGGACGAGCCTCGCGGTACAGGTCGCGCAGGCGCAGCAGTTCGGGCCACTCCTGCTCGTCGCGCTTGTAGTCGAAGAACTTGCCCGGCATCCCCTCGGCTTTCCACTGCGCGTTCAACTCGGGGTAGTTGCCCACGTCAATGCCAGCCGCAGCCGCGCCCATCGTGACGAACGCACCAGCGCCGCCAGCGTAGCCACCGGCCAACTCCGAGACCTTGCCTTGGCCCCGAGTAATGCACTCGGGGCAGATGCCGCACTTGCCGCACGACTTGAGCGCAGCGATGAGCGCGAACTTGTCGAGCCCGAACAACTTCGCTGCGGTCGCCTCGTAAATCTTGCCGAGGCCACCCTTGTCGGGGTTGAACTCGTCGAGTACCCACTGCTCCCCGGCCAGTCCACCGAGCACGCGGGCCTCGATGGCGTTGTAGTCCAGCGTGGCGAACAGGTGGTCACGGGCCGGGATGATGGTTCCGCGCACCGTGCCCTTGGCAATCTCTGGGGCGTCGGCCCCAGCCTTGCCGTGCAGCAGGCGGGCGGCGTCACGGACGCTGGCCTCGGCGCGGGGGAGGTTCTGCGGCTGGATGCCACGACCCGCCTCACGGCCCGTGTGAGCCCCGTAGTAGCCCAGCGAGCCACGGATGCGACCATCGGTACACCGGGTAGCCAGCGCGGCCTTGTGCTTGGTCACAGAGGTCAGGCTGGCCTGGCCCTTGAGGATCAGCGCGTCGGCCACGGCCTTGGGGATGAACGGGTCTGCCAGCGCCTCGGCACGGTGGGCCTTGTCGAGGCTGACCATCGGGTAGTCCTTGGTCTCCAGCCACGTCATGAACTGCTTGACCGAGTTGGGGTTGTCGATCCCGGTCGAGGCGCGCAGCGCAGCCATGACGTTCTTCTTGTGCGCGGCCACCTGGACCACGGCCATCTCAGACATCCGCTTGTGGTGGCGGTACCCGGTGTCGTTGATCGTCTGGTCCATCTCGTACTCGGCCTGGACCTGGTCGGGCACGCGCGGCAGCAGGTGTGCCACGGCTGCTTCGGTCATCACGTCATCCATGCAGTAGCGCTCGAAGTGCTCGAAGTCCTCGCGGTGGTTGGCCCCGCACCAGCACAGAGGCGAGTAAAACGTCGAGCCCTCAGGCTTGTGGCGCAAGCAGTGGAAGCGCCCGGTCTTCTTGTCTGGCTTGGAGAACAGGCGGATGAGCCGCTTGCCCTCGGAGTCCTTGGTGATGGGCGAGCGCACAGCGCGGGCCACGTCTTCGAGGCGACCCTGGATGCCAGCCACCGAGGACTGCACGGCGGTGCATCGCCAGTTGCGCGGGTCGAAGTAGGTGCCGGTGCCCCAGCCCATCCACCGGCTCAGGCAGACGCGCTCGAAGTTGGCGTTGAATGCGTGCTTCTCGATCTTGGGGTCGAGGAGAATCTGCTGGAACCGGGCGACCATCTGCTTGTCCCACAGGGGGAGCAGGCGTGGCTTGCCCATCTGGACCTCGCCGTCGACCCGTCGCAGCGGTGCGTAGGAGATGACGAGCACGCGGAAGTCGTCGGACTCGGAGTAGCGGTAGGAGCCCAGGCTCACCTCGTTGGACGAGCGGGTCTCGATGTCGATGCGGATGCCGACCAGCGGTGAAGTCACGGTGTCTCCTCTCGTGTGGTGTTTCCAGAAACTTGGTGGGCGCTGCGGACTCGAACCGCTCGGCTCTCAGCGAACCTTTAGCCATGTGGGGTGCGACCCCCGCCCGAGCAGACAGCCCGTGCCCCAGGGAAGATGGGCACAGGCTGTCTGGGTTGATCAGGAGTCGTCGTCGCCCAGGTCCGCGAACATGGAGTCCGCGTCGCTCTCGTCGTTGTCTCCACCGAGCACATCGTCGAGGTCGTCGACCTCACCGGCGGGCTCGGGCTCGGCGGCGGGTGCCGGGGCAGCCGCCTTCTTCGCCGCCGCCTTCTTCGCGGCGGGCTTGGCCGGAGGCGTGGGCTCCGGCTCAGCCTCGTCGCCAGCAGCCAGCGACTCCAGGTCGTCGTCGGGCTCGGCCTCCAGCATGGAGAACATCGACTCGACCGAGGGCACACCGCCACCGGCGATGGGCTCACCGTCGGCGGTCTTCTGCACCCCCGACAGACCGGCGGCGATGCCGGTGTTGCCCTGGGTGTTGTACGGGTAGAAGGTCAGCGCGAGCCGACCCTTGCACCCGCCGTAGATCAGCGACGAGTCGGTGATCGGGCGCTGCTCCCGGTCGTAGACGCCGACCGGCTTGGTCGACCGGGCGTTGATGAAGTAGTGACCGGCGCGCTCGGGGTACTTCTCGCCCTTGGTGACGTTGGGGTCGGAGGTCAACTGGTTGGCCTCCTTGTCGCCGTCGCGCAGGGGCATCCGCACCGACTTCCAGTTCTCGCCGAACTCGGCCTCCCCGACCTCCTTGATCGCCTTGAGCAGGGCACGTGCGCCCTCGCGGTCGGACTTGGGGAGGAGGATCTGGATGTCGAACGACTTCTCGCCGGTCGGGTTGCCCGCGTTGTCGGTCTTCTTGCCCGCCGTGTCGGGGTGCACGCGGCAGAACGACAGGACGCCGATGCCGGTGGTGATGTCGACGCGGACGGACTTCTTCTTCGGTGCAGCAGCCATGATGGCACTCATTTCTGTGAGGTTTCAGGAGGTTTAACGGTGTCCGGTTGGACGGAGTGTTCTGAGGTTTCAGTGACGCAACGTCATAGTATCACACTATGCCGCTTCGCCCCGGCTCATGCCTGCGTTGGTTTCCAGAAACTGCCGCAGGTTGGGCCTTGGGTGAGCCGCCTCGTACTCGGCGGTCTCGGTTGCGTAGCCGAGGGCTTCGGCTTCGCAGTCCTTCTCCCACGCGGCAGCCGCGCAGGAGAGGAGGTCTGTGTTGTACTCGCGCCACCAGTTGTAGCCGATGCGCCTGCCCCGCTTGTCGAGGCGGATCACAGGCAGAACCAGCGAGCGCGGCACTTGCAGGCGACACCACCACCTGGCGGCCGCTCGGTGATTCGACCATCGCAACCACCTCTGTGGTTGTCGTGGCCGTAGCAATCCTCGGGTGCCCTCAACTCCTCGGGCGGCAGAGGGTAGTCCTCGTCAGCCCATCGGACGTGGTGGCCCAGGATCAACTCACCACTCAGGGTGTCCATGTTCTCCCAGCGGAACCACGTGGGGTAGGGGTCGCAAGCGAACCACTCCACGCCGTTCACGTCGAGGCGAGGATCGTCTCGCGTGGTGTGCCTCTCGCCGTCAGTCATCTAGCAACTCCTCGAAGTCGGACAAGGTGGGCGGTGTCCAGTCCGCTGACGCACGCGGCCTGGGGTAGAACAGGTGGTAGGTGGCTGGTGCGTACACCCGGTCGGGGTAGAGACCGCCGTCTGGTCGCACCCGGTTCGGCGTCAACCGGGCGGGGGGCTTGGGCTTGGCCCGCTTGCGCTTGGGCTTGGGCTTGGGCTCGGGCTCGGGCTCAGGCTCGGGGTTGTACTTCGGCTCGTAGGTGCCGAAGTCGTAGCCCCGGTAGCGATAGAACCGCAGCGGCACCGGCTCGCACCCGGCGGCCACGGACATGGCACCGACCGAGCCCCGGTGCACGGGTACGTCGGTCGGTACCTGCCTAGTCGCCACGGTAGGGGGCTCGGTGCTTGGCCGACCCTCGGCGCAGGCCCTCGGCCATAGCCTCTAGCAGGGCCGGAGCCACGTACATCGAGAACTCCAGGCTGGGCGAGTGCAGTGGGTGACCGAGCGGGGGCCGGAACCCCAGGCGGTAGGTCCAGCGGCGAAGGTACTTCATGGCACCGACACCACGCCGTCGCCCGGCCTGTCCACCTGCGCGTTGCACGACAGGCACAGGTAGGCCAGCACCTCGTGGGTGATCAGGCTCTCGACCTGGACCGTGTCGTTGTGCTGGCACACAGGCTTGTTCCGCTGGCGGGCGAGTTTGACCTCGTCCATCCACCGCTCGGCTGCGGCGCGAGCCTCGATCTTGGCACGCGCCCGACGCTTGCGCTGACGAGCGAGGAGCCTGGAGTGCGACACGTACATCGCCACCAGCACCGCCGTCGCCAGCAGTCCCGTCATGGTCATGCTCATCAGCACTCCTCTCCTCGGGATCGTCCCGTGACGGGGTCGACGTGGACGTAGGTCTCGTTGCCGTCGCCGGTCCAGTACAGCGACCGAGCGATGGTGGCCCCGCACGCTCCGCACTCGAAGCGCTCCTCCTCCAGGTGGCAGCCGCACGGGCAGGGGTACCACGTGCGCCGACCGGGGCTGGCGTCGGACCCGCCACGGTTGCGGGCGCACCGCTCGTGGGACAGGTGGGGCTGGTCGGTCTGCGGGGTGTTGCAGTGGCCCGAGATGATGGCCCGCCCGATGGTCGGTGACTCACCGGGGGCGAGTTCACTGACCGGAGCCACCGGACGCGGTGCTACCGGGGCCTTGGGGATGCGGACCTTCTTGGGCTTGGGCTCGTCCTTGACCACCTTGACCACGGGCGGGCGCTTGAACTTGCCCTTGGGCTTGGGGGTGCTAGCGACTAGCACCGGCTCCAGCAGGAAGTCGTCATCGTCACCGAGGTCGTCGTCATCGTCGGCCCACGGGTCGAGGTCGTCGTCGCTCATCCCAGGTACTCCTCGAACTCGATGCTGATGGAGTCGGCGGTCTCGGTCACGCGCAGGGTCAGCACGTCACGCGGGATGCCGTCGATGGTGAAGATGACCTGGCCCCCGTCGACAGCCTTGACGACGCTGACGTTCTCGTCGTCGAGGTACTTGGAGTAGCCCTGCCAGATGCGGTCGAGCATCTGCTCGCGGGTCTTCTTGAAGAACATGGTCTTGCCTCTCTGGTGGATGGGTTTCTGGAAACTACTGGTGCGCCTTCGGGTACGGGTTGTCCTCGCAGCCGTCACCGAGCCACGGCTTGTCGTGGACGCTGCACCACGTACCGATGATGCGTCCGCACGGGCGACCCTCGTTCATGCCGGGTCCTCGGGCAGCGCACCGAACATGTCCTCGGGGGCACGCTCGGTCCACTTCGACCGCTTGTCCTTGGCACCCGTCGAGATGACCGGGCGCTTCTCGGGAGTGTCGATCAGGTCACCGATCACCTTGTCACCGTCCTTGCCCAGCAGTGTGAGCACCTGCTTGGGGGTGCGCAGGGTGGGGTCGGTGTGGGTGATCTTCTTGGGCAACTTCGCCAGGCCCTGCTCGGCGTCTGCCTTCCAGGTGCGGACCGGCGAGTAGTTCACCAGCCAGAACCCAGGCACCTCCTCGCCCCGGTGGAGTCGGCGCTGGGCCTCCTCCTTGAGCGAGTCCTTGAGGCTGGTCAGCCCCGTCACCTGGGCCAGCAGTTGACCGAGCGTGGTGCTGTCGAGTCCACCCGCGTCGAGGGTGTTGGCCTCGGCCCCGTTGAACTCGGCCTCGACCACGGCATCGAACAGCGCCGCCGCGTTGGTCATGCGATCCTGCGCCAGTGCGGCACAGTCACCACGGGCCGGGCAGAACTGGCAGCCCTCGTCGGAGGGGACGAACGTCGCGCCCTCGTCGGCACCGTAGAGCGCAGCGGTCAGCGCCGGGGACAGCACCTCGTCACGCCAGTCGAGCAGGTCGTCGAGCGGCTCCGACCAGACCTTGATCCCACCGAGGCGGGGCTGCACGATCACGTACTCGACGCGGTCGATGTCGACGGTGAGGAACCCCTCGTCGTCGATGAGACCGTTGAGCACACCGAGTGCGTAGATGCGCACCTGCGGGTTGGCCTCCACGCTCACGTCCAGACCGTTGCCGTACTTGAGGTCGGTCACGGTCAGCACCTTGTCTGCCGGGGTGGGCAGAGCGGTCAGGTCAGCCGAGCCGGTAATCTCGTAGACCTCGCCCTCGTGCGATCCGGTGAGAGGGATGGCAGCGGTGACACGGGACTCGACCTGAATCTCGTGGCCCTCGTCAGCGAGGATCTTGGCGTAGGCGACGTACTCGTCCAGGTTCTCCTCCATCTCGGAGTCGTACGCCTCACCCGCCGAGTCCGGCGTGATGGTCAGGTCGAGCAGGATGTTCTCGGCCTCGGCCTCGGTGATGCGGTCGAGCATCAGGTTGACCTTGGCCTCGCCCGCAGCGTGGGCGGTGGTGCCTTGGCTGGCAGCCAGCGTGCCCGAGGAGAACGCCTCCTGCTGGTTGGGGGTCAGGGTTTCCAGAAACCGGCGAGACGCCCCGAGGCTGGCGGTGCAGGTCATCCAGCGCTCGGCACCCGAGGGACCGGCACCGGCGTGGCCGTCGAAGATGTAGTCCAGGGTGTCGGGCATCCCGAGGAACAGCGCGGTCTTGGCACCGGGACCCACGGGTGCAGCGGCGAGGTCGACGCCGAACTCATCGGCCACGTCCTCCAGGCTGTGCAGGTCCATACCCTCGGCGAACCTGGCCGATGCCTCGGTGCGCAGCGCCTCAGTCTCGCCGCCGGTCAGGTCGCCCTGCTCCCACATGCCGGGCAGGTCGTCGGCAGTCATCTCGTCGAGCAGCGCGTCGAGGTCGTCGGGCTCGGTGTCCACCAGCCCCGCCTCCTCAGGGGTGGCAAGCAAGTCAGCGTCAGACACGACAGGCGCGGACACCACCCTGGTACCCAGGTACGCCGAGTCGTCGTCATCGAGGTCGTCGTCATCGTCGGCCCACAGGTCATCGACCAGATCGTTCAGGTCGTCGGACGCGCCGCGCTTGAACTCGGGCTCCGGCGGTGTGTAGACAGTCTCGCTCGGCACCGCGAACCCGGCGGGCTGGATGATCTTGCCGTCGCCCCGGTCGAGGCGAGACTGGATGACGCGCTCGATCTTCTCTCGCCACAGCATCTTCTTGATCACGGTGGGCGAGAGGTCGGTGTGCTCGACCAGTTCGGCAGCCAGCGCTGCCTCACTCATGCCACCGGGTGCGGTGGGGTGGGCGTCGATGAAGTCGGAGTGTCCCTCGGGGTTGGGCATGGTCGTTCCTGTCTGTTGGATGGTGTACTACATCTTACACGTTGTGGCCGAGGCACTTGCCCGGCGGCATGGCGAGCGCCACCTGCTCGGCGCAGTAGAGGATCGCCATGTACTGCTCGACCGTGGCAGCGAACCCGGCCACACCGCCAGCCTCGATGACGTTCTTCACGAACGTCCGCTGGTTAGGTGTCGGCCCGTCGCGCAGCGCCTTCTCCACCGACCCGCCGTAGGACTCGGGAGCCTTGACCTCGATAGCCACGTAGATACCGTCGAGGCAGGTGATCGTGTCGCTCACGCCCTTCTCGGCGAACGGACCGCCGTGGTGCTTGAAGGTCTTGTGTCGCTTGCCGTAGTGGTCGACCGCCGCCTTGCGCATCTTGGCTACGAGTTTGGTCTCGGGCCCGGACTTGCCAGCCATCAGTCGTCCTCGTCGACGAGGTCCATGCAGTAGCAGGTGAGGGTCGAGCCCTCGACGTGGACAGGCTCGAAGCACACGTCAGAGTGGGCCTTGTGAACGCACGAGCGGCACGTCTCGGGGTAGCCGGTGTAGTCGCCGTCGTAGCGCTCGTAGTCCTCGGCGTACAGCCAGGACCAGTCGTCTTCGGTCTCGGGCTTGAACCGGGTCATGCCGTGGCGGCTCGGTGGCTGGTTGAGGATGAACCCCCACACCAGCACGCCCAGGATGATGAGCACCATGAGCGTGATGAGTGCGCCGGGTACGAACGAGAGGTCCATGTCATTCTCCGATCATGTAGATGGGCTCGACGGCGAGACCGAAGGGCAGGAAGGTGATGTCGATGATGGCTACCACCACCCCGAGCGAGACGCCGACGATGGTGTAGTGCATACCGCACTGGCAGAACGGCATGGGCAGGATGATCAGCCCCGTGGTCCGGGTCTTGGCAATGGTGGGCATCAGTCCCTCCGAGCCGGTGCGTCGTAGGCCAGCATGACGTTGCGCTGCGAGAGCAGCCACGTCCAGGGACGAGCACGCCCGCCACCCACACGGTGCCACATGTCGTCCTCGAAGTAGCGCTGCCACGCGGTGCCGTGCTCGCCGTGCACCAGCACGACGCTGCCGGGCTTGGGCTCGGCGGTGTGCCACTGAGTGACCGTAGCCACCCCTACGTGGTTCGTTATCCGCGTCAGCGTGGTCGGGATGTCGTACATCTGGTCGGTCCTCTCTGGTTTCTGGAAACTGGGGTGGTCACTGGAGCAGGCGGGCAGCCTCGGCCCACACCTGCTGGGGTCCGTCGCCGAACATGTCGTTGTAGGCGACGAGGCTGTGCCGTCCACGCTGGATGGTCGCCCGCTCCAGGTAGCCGGTCAACTTCGACCGACCGGGCATGTACTGGCGGGGCACCACCGACAGGCAGTTGACCCCGTTGCGCAGGGCCTGGGTCATGCGCTTCTCCGAGGTGGGGTTGGGCGCGAAGATCCAGTCGGTGAAGTTGACGAGCAGCCGGTTGACCGGCGTCTCGGACGGCGCGAAGAAGCCGGGCAGGATGTCCTCGATGGCGTCCATCGCCTCGCCGTGCACGCTCGTTCCCTGGTCGCACTCGTGGTCGAGCATCAGGGGCATAGGGGTCTTGGGCGTAGCGATCACGTCCACCGTGGTACCCCAGTGCACGAGGCACGCCTCGACCTGAGCACCGCGACCGGCGTAGTTGCGCAGGTCGACAGCCGCGCTGGTCAGCGCCCACGACAGCAGTGCGGACGGCTTGACCATCACGTCCATGGAGATGGAGCGGTCCACCGCGACGGCGATGCGCACCGGCGGGGCGGGCAGCACCTGGCGCTTGGTGCGGCGGAAGAACATCGGGTCGCGGACCTGGCCGCCCGCCTTCCAGGCGGCGTGCTCGCCCGCGTCGATGGTCGAGGTCGGCGTCTCGGTGCGGATGACACGCGCCGAGTCGGACGGCTCGATGAGTTGACGCAAGAACTTGCCCGCCTCGTGTGCGACCTTGCGCTCCTCGGGGGTGGGCAGTCGCCACGTGGAGTTGGCAGCCGGGGAGGGGAAGTTCGAGTAGCCCTGGCCCGGGCCGCTCTCGGGCGGTGCGGTGTTGGCCTGCTCCTCGCGTCCCTCGAACGCCGCAGCGTTGTCGGCCTGAGTCTCCATGGAGGAGAGGATGGTCTGCGCAGCCTCGGTGCTAGCGCTGGCACCGTCGCCGGGCTGATCGCCCTGGCCCTCAGCGCTGCCCTCTCCGGGGCTGTCAGCCTCGGAGGTGGACTCACCCTCACCCTCGCCCTCGTCGTCGCTCTCGTCGTCTCCCTCGTCCTCGGAGGGGGAGTCCTCGCCCTCGTCGTCACCCTCGTCGTCCTCGTCCTCGCCACCGTGGGGGTCGGCGGGTGCGGGTGACTGGGCCGGGTCGGCGAACAGAATCTCCAGCACCTTTCGGGACTGGTCGATCATGTAGGTCGATGAGTCGGGGTCGACCACCGAGTCGAGCGGGTAGAACATCGAGCGGATCAGACCCTCGACGCGGCGGGCCAAGGTGTTGGCCGGGTCGACCAGGTCGAGCCGATCACCCGATGCGATGGCCGCCTCGAAGTAGTCGACGAGCAGTTCGTGAACCAGTGAGTTGAAGTCACCCACCCATGTCGGCAGCACGTAGTCGGGCAGCGCAGCGCGCAGTGCGATCTGTCGCCCGGCTCGCAGGCACCACGACGTAAGCGTTGCCATGATCTGCTCGGCGTCGGTGGTGTCGGTCAGGTCGGTGGGCGGCAGCAGGTAGGCAGCGCTCGCCCGCATGGACCACGCCAGGTAGGCAGCCGACTCGACCGTAGCCATGCGCGCCTCGACCCGTGCCTCCTCGCACACCTTGGCAAAGGCCACGGTCTGAGGGGCCACGGCCACACCGTCAGCGTGGGTCTCGGGGACCGGCTGCCAGTGGGAGTGACGGGCGTGGCCCGCCTCGTGCATGAGCACGCCGGTGAGGATGGCCTCCTGCCTCACGCGGAACGGGGTGAAGGTGATGATCACCCGGTTGGGGTTGAGCACGAGGCGGTCGGCGTTCGCCATGATGGACCGGCTGTCCATGTAGGTACGGGCGTACGGGGACTTGCCCGCCTCGGGCTCGCCGAACAGCAGCGTGGCGTCGGGCCAACCGGACCAGTCGCGCAGCAGGTTGGAGTACCCGGCGTGAACCTCACCGGAGATGGTGACCTCAGTCATTGTCGTGCCTCTCTGTTGGAAGGAGATGGTTTCTGGAAACCGTGCTAGTCGCTAGCACGAACCTTGCGAGGGCGACCGCCCTTGTTGGTGGGGTTGGTGACGAACGTGGTCGAGCACGTCGAGCACAGGTCGACCTGTCCCTCCAGGTGGGGGCGACAAGTCCAGCCGTGAGCCTTGGCGTAGCGCCGAGCGTTGATGATGTGGCCCACGAACTCGTACTCCCTACCGCACTTGGGGTTGTCGCACCGGAGGTGGACCACGTACGTGGCGGTCACGACACGACCAGTCGACCGTCGCTGCGGACCTCGCCACCGAGGAAGGACCGGACCTTGTCGCGGACCTGCTTGCGCTCGGACTCGGGGCAGTGCTCGGGCACGAACGCCGAGACCGACTGTCCGGGGTTGACGCTCAGCCAGTAGTCAGCGAGTCGCAACTCACGGATGGCCGGACGCCACAGACCGTCGGTGCCCAGCGCCTCCCATGCAGCGACGACGGACTCGTCGATGCCCAGGTCGCGCAGCATGTCGGCCCCGGTCTCGACCATGATGGTGGTCGAGGCGGCACGCGAGGCCAGCGGCTCGGGCAGCGAGGCACCCCGCACCAGCGGGTTGGACGAGAGCACGAGCCGGAAGTCAGGGTGAATCTCCAGGGGCGAGCCGTCGACGTTGCCCTCGGGCAGGAAGCGACGACCGTCAGCCAGCGAGTAGAGCACCGGCTTGACCCCGTCGATCAGCAGCATGGCCTCGTCCATGTAGAGGAGGTGGCCGTGCTTGGCCGCGAAGGGCAGCGGGCCCAGCGTGTAGGGGCTGGCCTCACCGGAGGGGAGCAGGTCACCCTTGCCCTCGCCCACGAACTTGAGGAACAGCGAGTCCTTGGTGTGGTCGGGGGTGCACAGCACCGTGGTCACGGTGCGCTCGGCGTGGGTGGCAGCCGCCTCGATGAGCGCCGTCTTGCCTGTGCCGGGGTCACCGAGCACGAGCACGCAGCCGACGATGTTGCGCGGTGCCTCGAACCACGCGGCCACGGTCTCCACGTCGGTGTCGTAGGGACCCAGCCCCGTGCGGCTCAGGTACTTGTCGGCCTCGGGCACGTCGGCACCTCGGTCGCAGTTGGTCTCGGGGCACACGTACTCGGTGTCGAAGCCAGCCTCGTCAGCCAGGCGCATCCCCACCGCGTGCTTGTGGCAGATCGGCACGTAGCGGGGGAACAGCCAGCGCTGGATGGTACCGGCGGGCCGGTCCTCCCAGTCACCGACCGCGTCGTTGTCGGCCAGCAGCGCGTCGACGTCAGCGCCGGTGGTCATGGGGCCAGTGCCTGCGGGAACAGTGGTCATGTGTGTTGCCTCTCTGGTGGATGGGTGGTGCTGGTGCTAGGTGCTAGCACCCAGGGCAAGTGGACATGCTGTGGTGTAACTGTATCACAGTATGTCCACCACCCTGGTGGCTAGAGGTTGGGCTCGAAGTGGAAGGCGTGCGGCTCGCTCCTCCCGCACGATCCGTCGCACCTGGGCTCGGGCTGCACCATGAACTCGTCGAGGTGGATGGTGATGCCCAGCCCGGCAGCCACGGCGACGAGCGCCTGGTTGACGCACTCCTCCTCGTGATCGAGGGGCGGGTCGGTGCGCAGGTTGTCGATCAGCACGTCACGCACCTGTGCCTTGGTCTCGTCGCTCAGCGGGGGCAGCCACGCCTCGGCCTCGTCGGCTGCGCGTTGCAGTATCTCGGCGGTAGCGCGAGCCTGCTCGGGGGACATGCGCTCGGTTCTTCCATGCCCGGACGTGATGGTGAGCAGCACGTCGCTCATGTCGGTCTTGATGTGCATGGTGGTACCTCTCGTGTGGTGGTGCGGTGGATGGTCAGGCGCAGGGTCGGTCTTCGGCCAGCAGCGCAGGCCAGTAGCGGTTGCTCTCGTCGTAGTGAGCGTCGGCCAGGTGCTCGTCCATGTCGATGGGCTCGGGCACGCACTGGTCGGTGGCGCTGGTGTGGCCGTCGCACCACAGGTCGCCGCAGTAGTTGCGGCCATCGTCGTCGGTGGTGCGCACGTGGTCGGGCGCGTCGTCGTGGGACGGCTGGCTCACGTACTCGTAGGACTCGCTGGCGTAGGGGTAGAAGTCGGCGGGGTTGTCGGTGTAGTTGGTCACGGTCTGTCTTCCTGTTGGATGGTTTCTGGAAACCAGCGGCCCCCTCCCACCGCCTACTGGCTACTGGATTGGGGGCCGCTGGGTGTTGCTCTCAACTCAATGTGTGCTGCGCACTGGAGCGGGGCTGAGTCAGACCATGATGGATCGCCTCCTCGTGTGAGCCGGTCGGCTCAAGCGAGAGGCCCCGCCGTGCTAGTGATTAGCACAGCGGGGCCTCCACTTGGTGGGACCGGATCAGATCACCGGCGCTGGACCGCCGGGCGGGCCGTGGCCTTCTTGGCGGCGGGCTTGGCCGAGGCCGGGGCCTCGGTCTCGGTCTCGGCCAGCATCGAGTCGATGTCGTCGCCGGTCGAGGGGTCGGTCGGCGCACCGTTGGCCTCGGCGGCGGCGGCGTTCTCGGCGGCGATGTCGTCGGCCTCGATCTGGCTGGCCGTCTTCTTGGGGGGCAGCGCCTTGTCGTTGGCCGTGGTCCGCTTGTTGGCGGCGGGCACGGCCTTGCCCTTGGTGGCACCGGACTTGGCGGCGGCACGCGGCGTCGAGCCCTCGGCCTTGGGCGTGGCCTTGGTCGCGCCCTCCTTGTCCTCGTCGGAGACCTCGCGCTTGGGGGCACGGACCCGACCGTTGATGTCGGCGGACACCGCCCGGAGGAAGGCGCGGTGGGCGGCGACGTTGTTGACGGGCTTGCCGTCCTCGTCGGTCTCGGTGTTGAGCCCGTCGAGGATGGCGCGGGCCGCCTCGTCGACACCCCGCGAGAGCACGATGGCGGCGGCGTCGTCGATGGTCGAGGCCGACGACGGGACGCTGCTGGCCTTGGCCTCGATGGCGGCGTCGGCGGCGTTGTCCTCGGCCTCCTGCTGGGGGGCGACCTTGGTCAGGCGGGTGGCCTCGGCGTACGCCTTGGACAGGTTGTCCCAGTCGGCGGGGACGAGGCCGTGGTTGAGCGCGGCCAGCCCGACGGTCTTGATCTTGGACACGTCGCCCTTGCGGGCCGTGCCCATGACCTCCAGCAGGGCGTGGGCCAGGCCCTCGCCGTTCACGTCGTCGGTGTTGTCCTCCAGCCACTCGGCGATGGCCGAGGTGGCACCCTGCCAGAGCAGGACACCGGCGCGCTTCTTGTCGTTGGCCGACTTCTTGACCAGCACGGCGGCGCGCTGGACGGCGGCCTGCCAGGTGCCCTTCTCGAACTCCTCCTTGGAGGGGTCGACGCTCAGCATCGGGACCTCGTCGGTGTCGACCTCGGTGGTGTCGACGGACTCGGGGGCGGTGGTGGTGTCGGTGCTCATGATGGTGTTGCCTTTCGGTGGGTGGTACGGGTGGGTTTCCAGAAACCGGACGGTTCACTGGGTCTGGGTGGAACAGAGCCGAGTGGCCCGAGCAATGCTGGTGCTAACGACTAGCACGAGCATCACTCTCGGTGACTCGGGGGAAGGTGATACCTGGACTGTAATACACATCGTGTCGTGCTGTCTACCCCCAATCTCAGGTGGTCTTGGATGGCTTGCGATTGCGGCGGTGGCAGGTGCACTTGCAGTCGGGTCGGTTGATCCCGCACGCCGCCTCGTAGGCAGCCGACAGGGACTGGTAGTTGTCCACGTCGAGGCCCTGTCTGGTAGCCAGCGCCACGGTCTTGATCTTGGAGGCCGATGCCTTGCGCTTGACCCCGAGCAGGGCCAGCACCTCAGCCTGTAGGGTGGTGCCTGTCGGGTCGAGCACAGGTGACCATTCGCGGATGGCTTGGGCAGCACCGGCCCACAGCAGCACGCCGGACTTGCGTCGTGCCTGTAGGTCCCGCTCGGATCGTGTCGCTATCTCGTACTGCTCGGTGCTCGCATCGAGGAGCGCCACCCAGTCGGTCGGGTCAGGTGTGGCAGTGAACATGGGTGGCGCTCCCTTCACGGGTAGTAGATGGTCAGAGGACGATGCGCAGCGCGGTCACCATCCCGTCGAGGAACACCAGCGCCTCACGCTTGGTGCCGAACGGGGCACCGATGTCGGACTGGCCGCCCGAGTCACCGCTGATGCGGCGCACGGTGGTGCAGCCGTACGCCTGGTAGATGGTGAACGATCCGTCGACCCCCTCGCGGAAGCCGAGCAGGCCGTTGACGGTGTCGAGCCGGGCGTTGAGCACGCGGTCGGTGATGCGGGGCTGAACCATGATGGTTCCTCTCGTGAAGGTGGATGGAGCCGGGCGGCTCACCCAACCACCGTGCTAGTGACTAGCACGGTGACTGGAGCGGAGCCCGGATCAGTAGTAGGAGACGGTGCCCCATCGTGCCAGGTAGACGACGCTGCCCCTGATGTCGGCGAACGAGTGGCCCGCGCCGTTGCCCCGGAACTCGGCGTCCCAGTAGCAGTTGCGGCTGTCCTCCTGCTTGCAGGGGCGCAGCCGGTAGAGCGCGCCGTTGTTGAGACGGGCCTCGACGTAGCCACGGCGGGCGGTGGGTGCCGGGGTGTGGTGGACGACGCGGACGATGCGCCGGTGCTCGACGTGTCGGGTCGGGCCGGACAGCCGGACCATCTGTGTGCGCTGGCCGTCGATGACCGGGAACGCCTGGCCCTTGCCGGTCGCGGCCTCGGAGGGGGAGGCGGCGGCCATGCCCGCAGCGGCGAGCAGGGCGAGGACCCCGAGGATGAGCAGGAGGTGACGGGGAGCGGAGTGGGTACGCATGGTGGTGTCCTGTCTGGTTTCTGGAAACGAGCCGGTCGGCTCAGGCAGCCGACGTGCTAGTGAGTAGCACGCCGACCACCTCAGTGGACCGGGTCAGCAGTCGTGCCGGTGCGAAGCGGCGAGGATGTAGGCCAGCGTGTCGCCATGCTCGACCTCGGTGACGGTACCGCCGCAGGTGTAGTGCACCAAGATCATGCCGCCACCGTTAGTGGTGTGGATGCTGAAGTCTGCCTCCTCGTCCATCAGGGGTGCCTCTCGTCGGCGGGCTTGGGGGTGGCACGTTCGAGGTCGTAGCGGTAGGTCCACTGGCTCACGTTCTTGAAGCCGGGCCGGACGGTGCCGACCCGACGCTTGCCGAGCGAGGACAGCGCGTCGTCCACGAGGTACCGGCGCTGGGCAGCGGACGGCTCGCGCCACCACGTGCCTGGCCCGACGATCTTGATGACCACCTTGGCGGTGTTCTCGGTGACCCGGATGCTGATGCGCACCGTGTCGCGGCCATCGACCGAGTAGTCAGCCGTGGTGGTCACGGTCTGCCCGTTGTCGTCCACCTGGACGGTGCTAGCGCCTAGCACGGTCAACCCCTTCATGCCGACACCGAAGACGAGTGGCGGGTGCCGTCCCAGTGCACACCGTTGATGTGGTGCTCGAAGCACCGCTGACGGGCAGCGTCCTTGCCCTTGACCAGAGCGATGACCGTGCCGCAGGTGTCGCACTCGACCCGCCAGTGGCCCCGCTCCCCGGTGATCGGGGTCAGGGTCGAGGCGTGCTTGGCGGTGTCGATCAGGTACAGGTTGCCCTGATGCTTGGACGTGGTGATGCTGAACGACTGGCACACCCGGTACCACTCGCCGGTGCTCAGGTGCCAGGCGATGGGCGTGGCGTAGGAGTAGACCACGTAGTCGATGAGCGGAACGTCGGCCTTGAACTGGTCGAGGTCGCGGCCCCACAGGTCTCCGGTCCTGGCCCACGGTCCGAGCGGGGAGGACGGGGCGTTGGCCGAGAGCGCCCCGCTGGTGATGAAGTCGACGCGGTCGCGGATGGCCTCGGCGGTGGCGTGGCCTCGGGTGGTGAGGCGCTTGGTGGTGGTCATGTCGTGCTCCCTCTTGGGTGGTGGATGGTGAGCCAGGTGACTCACACGGTCGGTGCTAGTGATTAGCACCGCCATGCGTTACATCTGGATCAGCGGGTGGCCTTGACCATCCGCGCCGAGTTGTCCAGGCCGACCGCGACGTGGACGAGGAACGTGTGCCGCCTGTCCTTGCGGGCCACGTCGATGTAGAACTCGTCGCGCACCAGACCGGCCTCGTTGGTCACGGGAGAGGCGTTGTTGCGCACCCATCGGAACCCGATGCGGTCACCGGGCTTGACGAAGTGGATCAGCGTGCGGACGTGGTCGTCGTGCTGGCAGTTCATCGCCATGTGGAAGGCGTCGAAGTCCCGCATCGTCGGGCCGTAGTTGTCGACGCGGCTGGACTCGACGTTGATCACGTAGGTCTGCTCGGCCTGCGGACCGCCCCGTCCACCGGAGATGACCCGGATACGGGCCAGGGACGGGGACTGGACGTGGCTGCCGTAATCGAAGCACAGGTCGGTGGCCTTGCGCATGGCGCGGGTGTCGGCGGGGGTGAGGGTGATGGTCATGTCGTGCTCCCTGTCGGGTGGTGGATGGTGAGCCGGATGACTCACACGACCGTGCTAGTGGCTAGCACGATCATGCGTTACAGCCGGATCATGCGCTGTCGACCACCTCCATGATGGCGACCTCGACGCGGATCGGGAAGTCGTGGAGCGTGGCGCACGTCTCGACCCGCTCGGCGGTGGCGTAGTCGACGATGCGGGTGCCGTCGGGGTCACCGGCCCAGTGCGAGCCGGTGTGCCGCCAGGCCAGCCCCTCACGGATGATGAGGTCGGCAGCCTCACGGGCGGTGAGGTCGGTGCGCTCGTCCTCGACGACGGTCACCCTGTCGTAGTTGATGAGCGCACCGTCGACGATGTCATCCTCGAAGAAGTAGGTGCGGCTGATGACGACCGTTCCGGTCATGTCGTTCTCCCTGTTGGGTTTCTGGAAACGAGCCGGTTGACTCACACGGTGCTAGTGGCTAGCACCAGCACCATGCGTTACAGCCGGATCAGAAGGTCATCTCAGCCAGGGTCTCGTCGGCCCACTTGCTGCCGTACAGCCCGCCGAGCACGAACTCCTCGGGGTCCTGCTCCCACGTCTGCACCGTGGCACCGTGGTCCGAGGTCCAGGTGACCAGCACCTCGGGCACGATCATGTAGACGTCGCCCTCGGCCCACGCCTCCCACTCGGTGAGGTTCGCGTTCGCGTTGCCCCACTCGGTCGCGGCGGCAGTCGAGACGACCTCGATCAGCGTCGTGGCGTGCAGGGTGTCGACTGTGTGGACCGCAGCCACGTCGAAGAACATGCGGGCGTAGCGGGCCACGAGGTCCCAGTCGCCGAAGTGCGACCACGCCCGGTTCAGGTCGCGGTAGTCGAAGTCGGCGGGCTTGTAGCCGTCCGACTGGTGGACGAGGTGGCCCCTGTCCATGCCGTAGATGTCACCGAAGTAGTCGCCGTCGGGCATGGTCGGGTAGGTGTCGAGCGTCAGGGCGTAGCGCTTGGTGCCCTCGTCGTTGGTCTTGGTGTCGATGATGTCGGTCATGTGGTGCTCCCTGTCGGGTAGTGATTCGAGCCGGGCGGCTCACCCAACCACCGTGCTAGTGATTAGCACGGGGGCTGGAGCGGAGCCCGGATCAGCGGCACATCTCCAGGACGGCCTCGACGAACGCGCGGGGCTCGGTGAAGACACCCGCCTTGGTGAGAGCCGCCGCCCGGTAGTCGGCCCGGACGGTGGCCCCGAAGCCGGAGTCGTGGACCTCGACCAGCGGCGAGGTGGTGATCCCGTACCCGGAGAAGCAGGCCCCGACCTGGGTCTGGGCGTAGGCGTCGGCCACCGGCATGGTCACGCCGGGCTGTCCGGCGAGGGTGCCGGAGGCGCAGACGAGCACGCCCTCGGTGGCACCGGGCAGGTAGGTGAAGACGTAGAGCGAACCGTTGCGGGTGGTCGCGGTGATCGTGGCGGCGAGGGTGTAGGACATGTGGTGCTCCCTGTCGGGTGGTGGGTGGACGTGCTAGTTGCTAGCACGGGTGGGTCGTGCAGGTACCGCTAGTAGATGGAGACGGTGATCTTGGGCAGCATGATCACGAGGATGGACACGCCGATGACCAGCGAGTAGCCGATCAGGCGGAGGTTGCTGACGTAGGTGCGCATGGTTTCTGGAAACTCTCTACTCGGTGCTAGTGGCTAGCACGGGACTGTATCACCGCAGGTCAGCGGCTGGGACTTGACAGGGTGTGCTACCCTATGAGAGCCAAGCAATCCTGCGGAGCGGGGTTGCGACGGACCGGGCAAGGCCCGGGCGGGGCGGCCGGAACTGAGGGAGGCCGTAGGAGCCCGGACAAGCCGCAGCCCAGCCAGGGGCCGGAGCAACCCTGGCAACTCACCCCAGCCGGGACGGCCATGTCCATACGAGTAGTCGTATCGGTGCTAGGCGCTAGCACGCTTGACAGGCTAGGTAGGCTCGGGGCTCGAACCGCCCTGTAGGGCCGAGGGTGAGACGCCCCGCCAGTAGTACGGGCGGTGAGGTGGACTCGATCCGATCCGGCCTAGGCCACCGGATGGACTCGCCGCCCCTCTACTGGCACCAGCCTCCAGCGCACGGCGTATCACGCTCCGAGCCTCACCTATCGCGTCAGGTGGAATGGACTGCCGCCGCAGGGTGCCCGAGCCGCGCCGCCCGTAGTCAGACATTGCGATTCTGGACGGTCTGGCTGTACGCCGCGTCGTGCGTCGAGCCGGATGGCGTACGGAACGACGGGCTCGTCTTGGCCCACACACTGGTGCAGCCGCCGGTAGCCGAGCCGCCCTTGGCACTGCGCTTGTTGCCGTGCCGCCGGGTGCCAGTGAATCCGGTGATGACCGGGGTGAGGTCGGGGCGCGGCGTGCTAGCGGCTAGCACGGCCTGACGAGCAGCGGCACGAGCCGCGACGACGGACAGGTTGGCGGATGACTTACGCATGGTGACTCCCGGTTTCTGGAAACTAGACGGACAAGGCGGAGGCCGGTGCTAGTGAGTAGCACCGGCCTCCACCCAATCGGGCTAGGTCACTTGCCCTGGGCGAGAAACTCCAGGATGGCCTTACCGAGGGCCGAGTCCATCGGCACGGTGGCGGAGCCGCCACCCTCGCCGGACAGGCTCACCCGGAGCGCGGCAGGCTTGGCCTCCGGCTCGGTGTCGTCGGCACCGATGGCCTTAACCAGCCCGATGCGGACCGCGCGGGCAGCCTTCCAGTAGGGGCGGACCTTGGCGTCCGCGCCGGGGTCGCGCCCGGTCAGGTCGTCGACGGACAGGTTGAGCGAGGCGGGCGCTCCGGCCAGGACGACCTGTCGAGCCGCAGCGGTCAGGTCAGCGGAGGTGGTCTCGACGGTCAGGTCGAGCAGGTCGACGAGCACGGCGTAGTCGCGTGCCATACGGATCTCGCCCTGGACGACGCGACGGGTAACGGCGGTGAAGGTCATGTCAGTCATGATGATGCTCCCTATTGGGTTGAGGTGGATGATCGGATGATCGTGTAGGGACGGCGTGCTAACGGCTAGCACGTAATCCCTAGACGAACGGCAGTGAGTGTGCGCGGTCCAGCCCCGCAGGTCACTGCCATTACTACTGTCTGCTCCGTTACCTACCCGCGCCCTGTAGTAGCGGCGCGGCCCCCTCTCAGGGTCCACCGTTCGCGTCGTGAGCCTGACACGCGGTGCCGATGCACCGCGCTAGTCACGTCCGCTATTAGGTTTCGTGCACGTGAGCCCATCCCTGGACTGAAAGTCACGGACCACCCCTAGGGGGAGGGGGGTGCCCTCCCGGGTGATCCGTCCGTTGTCATCGCGGGTTGGAATCCGCGCTACTCACCTCATGTGAGAGTCCTCCCCCTGTCGCATAGGTGCCCCTGTCACGGGCGGGCCACAGGCCGGAGAGTCACTGTCAAGTTGTCAAACTACAGGCGATCCGGGCGCCCCCCGCGAGGCGGGCGATCCGTTCGTTTCGTTCCTTGCTGCTGAGATGAACTATGCCAGGATCGGGCCCCGCCCGCCTGCGCACCGCGTAACGCGCCAGCGGCACGACTACGAACTCTGTACGCCCACATTGGCCCTCATCTGAGGGCATAGTGTGATACACCAACACGGCCACCCCCTCCCCCACCTCTCCGATACACCGACACGGGGTACCTCGACGTTTCCAGAAACCCCGCCCCAGGACTGCCGCCGGTGGTGCCAACGACGGTGTGATACAGTTCTGGTAGGGAACGGCGTGCGGGAGCCACGCAAGTGCGCTGAGGAGCAACCGGGCTACGCCACTCAGCCCGCCTAGTACCTACAACAGAACAGCGCTACGGGGAGTCAACGGCGGAAAGGCACGTCTGCGCTGGGTTGTGCAGCCATCAACCGTCGAAGGACTCCGATCAAGGCCAGACGCTGACTATGAGGGCGGTGATCTGTGTCAGCCGGGGATGAGACCAACGGTTGCGTGCCACCGCTCCTACAACCCCCTGGAGTACCTGCTCCCCGTAGCGTCCCTGTTACTCTGCTCCTGCCCCCGCGCTCGTGGGGACTCTTCGGGGGAAGGGCGGCTCCACTGAGCGCGGGGGTCCTGCGTTTCCAGAAACTTCGGCGTGCGTATGACGGTGTGATACAGTCCCTGCCATGTCCGCGCCCCGCTCCCCCAACCCCAAGGTCGCCCTTATCTCGCTGCGCCTGCCCGAGAACGAGGCCCGTGCCCTCGACGCCGCTGTGTCCGCAACGGGAGCGGCCTCGCGCTCGGCGTTCGTGCGCGACTGTGTGCGCCGTGTACTCGCAGCGAACAAGCGCAAGGCCGAGGCCCTGGCCGGGCCTGACGCGCACATGGGCGAGGAGGAGACGGCATGAGCAGCCAGCGGTTCGAGCACCTTGTCCTGGAGGGTTGTACCTGCGCCCTGTGCGTGGCGGCGCAGACTAGACAGCCCGTGATCAACCTGGCCGATCTTGTGGTCGAGCAGCAGTTCGGCGACGTGTTCACCGAATACGAAGGGCTGGTTGACGGTGTTGTGACCGTCGAGCCCGAGACCCCGGACCTGGCGCGAGGGACCTGCTGCTCCGAGGCCGACTGCGGGCTGTGTCTGCGCCGTCCCGGCCCGGCTATCGAGAACGTGCTGCTGTCCTGCTACCAGCGCTGGTGCCGGGTGAAGACGTTCACCGCCCCGGTCAACGGCGTGCGCGACTGCCCCGGCTGCACCCACCCTGGGACGAACCCGTGACCGACAAGAAGGGCAACGCGGTACCTGTACGTCGCACCGCTGCACAGGCCGCTGCCATCGCCAAGCGCGCCGCCGAGAAGGCCCGCGAGGACGACCTGGCCGAGCAGGTCAGCGCAGCCGACGAGGCCGCAGCGCGCTCGGCCCAGATCGCCAACCTCCTGATCGGGGGCCACACGATGGCCTCCATCGCTGCCGCCACCGGGCAGAGTGAGGACGAACTGGAGCAGATGCTCGCCGCCGACTCGGCCCGGTTCATCCGGTCCCAGAAGTCGCTGCGGGTGTGGACGCGGCGCTACATCTCCGAGCGGTACTCGCGGATGCTGGAGGCCAACATCGACGCGGCCACCGACAAGATGCACCCCGCCCGCCTGGAGAACCAGGACCGGGTGCTGCGCATCCTCGCCGGGCTGGAGCGCCTGCACGGGGCGGCTGCCCCCACCCAGACCGAAGTGAGCGTGGAGGCCGCCCCCGAGGCAATCGAGAGGATGGTGGCCCTGCTGGCCGCCGAGCAGGGCAAGGGCTACGACCCCGACATCTTCACCCTCAGTGACGACGACGTGACCGAGGTACGGGAGGTGGCCCACGCCGCCCCCGCGAACGCGCTGGCCGCCCTGGAGGCAGCCGCTGACGCGACCGAGCAGGACCAACCCGAGGATCGAGACCTGTGAGCACCTGTCCCACCTGTGGCACCGAGGTTTCTGGAAACCCTGAGGACGCCCGCGCCAAGGCCATGCGCGAGCACCCGAGCAACGGTGCGCCGCCAAACATCCAGGTCAACTTCGACACGACCCCCGACCGCATCCCTTACGGACCCGGCTACACCTACCCGCCCCCGAGGTAGCATCACCCCATGACCACCACCGCCGAGCCCGAGGAGCCGGTGAACTTCGCCGCGCTCTCGGAGGCAGAGCAGCGCGAGGTCGCCGCACGTCTGATCCGACTGCGCAACTCGGCGTGGAAGCCGTTCTGGTGCAAGTCCAAGACCTGCACCACAGGCGACCCCCACCCCGCGCTGGGCGAGGACGGCCTGCCCACCTATGTGGACCAGGGCACACCGGGCAGCGCCGCCTACTTCGTCAACACCGACACAGGTGCCGAGTACGCGATGCTGCTGCCCGACAAGGCACTGCCCCACGAGCAGTTCCTGGGCTACGTCATGCTCGACCCGACGTGGTCGCACAACCACGCCCGCCGCGACCAGCACCTGCCGAACTGGCTCAAGCCTTGGACGCTGTTCGTCATGAGCGGGCGAGGCACCGGCAAGACCACGCTCGGGGTCGAGTTCGTCACCCTGTGCGCCCGACGCGGCCTGGACGGGGCCATCCTCGGACGACGCGGCACCGAGTTGACCAACACTCACGTCGCCGCCCTGATCGAGCGCGCCCACCCGGACTTCGCCCCCACGTACTGGTCGAGCAAGGACCTCATCGAGTGGCCCGAGGTCACCCGTGCTGACGGCACCCGGCACAAGCCCATCACCTACCTGTTCAGCGCCGAGAAGCCCGAGAACATCCGGTCGGTCAACCTCCAGTACGTGTGGGCTGACGAGGCCGCGTTCATGGACACCATCAAGACCGCGTGGATGAACCTCGTGCTGGCGACACGTAAGCCGCTGGTGGACAACCCCCTGCACTTCCTGATCACGTCGACCCCCACCTCGACCGAGTGGGTCCGTGACATGGAGGACAACCCCAAGGTGGAGGTGCGCCGGGTCTCGACCTACGCCAACCGCGCCAACCTCGACGACACCTACCTGGAGACTCTGCGCACCGAACTCGAAGGCACCCGCATGGGTCGCCAGGAGTTGCACGGTGAGGTGCTGCGCGACGTGGAGGGCGCGTTCTGGAACGACGACATGTTCATCCACGACAAGTGCACCGACGAACTGGGCGCGGCCCGGTTCGCGGGCATCATCGAGAACATGGACGACCGGGTCATCGCCGTGGACCCGGCGGGCTCGGCCAACAAGCGCAGCGACGAGACCGGCATCATCGGCGTGGGGGCCATCCACGGCGAGGGCGGCGGGTTCTACGTGCTGGCCGACGCCACGATCAAGGGCTCCCCCACCGAGTGGGCCCGCGCCACGTTCACTGCGGCCAAGCAGATCAAGGCCAACCGGATCGTGGCCGAGAAGAACTTCGGCGGCGACATGGTCAAGCAGGTGCTCGACGACTTCACCGCCAAGTTCCCCGAGGAGGCCAGCGACGAGAACGGCGAGCCCTTCCGCATCACCGTGGTCCGGGCTGCCGAGGCCAAGGAGGTCCGCGCCGAGGGCACGGTCGGCAAGTACGAGCAGGGCCGGGTCACCCACGTCATCAGCCGGGGCATCTACGGCGACCTCTCGAACCTGGAGAAGGAGCAGACCACGTGGGTGCCCAAGTCCCGTGGTGGTCGCTCACCCTCACCGAACCGCATCGACGCGCTTGTGTGGGCTGTACGGGCCGTGGAGACCAGCGTGAAGCACAAGTCCTCCATGGTCACCACCGACACGGTGCGGCAGATGCTCCGGGGCGGCGCTGTTCCGCGCATCCCCTTCGACGTGCCCACCCCCGAGCCCGCACCCGTCGACACGGTCCAGAGCAAGAAGCCGCTCGTCCCGGTCAAGGTCGAGCCCCGCGTCACCACCGAGCGGGCGACGGTCGCAGAGCCCAAGCCCAAGCCCCGGCTCAAGATCCAGCGCATGTAGTCCGGTACCCTGGGGTCTGCCCACCCCACCTGTACTGCGCCGAGGAGCCAGACATGAGTATCGAGTTCTACGTGGTAGTGACGGCGATCATCGCCACGCTCGCCACCGCCCGCGTCACCCGCCTGCTGGTCGGGGACAAGTTCCCGCCGCTCATGAAGGTGCGTGACAAGTTCATGGACTGGACCGAGAAGCGCAAGGGGACCCGCGACTACGGTCTCCTCGCCATCTGCGCGTACTGCATGGCGTTCTGGGTGGCCTTGGGCAACCTGATCTGGGCTTACTTCGCGGGCGTCCTGTCCGACGTGCCAGCCCTCTACCAGGACTCGGTGTCCTCGGACTGGTCGGTGTCGATCTGGTTCTTCGTCAACGCCGCGTTCGCCCTGGCCTACTCCTCGGCCATGACCGTCTCGCGTGACGGCGACGACGACTGATGCGCACCTACTCCTCGCTGCCCCCCACGGCAGCCACGCTCACGGCGGCGCTGACCGCCGGTGCCCCCGGTTTGCGGGCCGAGCAGGTTTCTGGAAACCAGCCCAAGGGCCGCGTCACGTCGATGGCCGCCTCGGCGCAGGTCTTCGGCAAGCGCAAGGGCTCCGAGGCGGCTCAGCCCTCCCACGACCGCCAGCAGATCGCCCAGCCGTGGCAGATCGAGTGCTACCGCCAGGTACGCATCTGCGGGCCTGCCCGGTACGCGGCTGTGCTGTTCAGCGCCCTGGCCGGTCGCGCCGAGATTGGCGTCTCCGAGCCCCAGACGCTGGCGAAGAAGGCCATCTGGGTCAACACCGGGCCCGAGGTCGACGCCTTCGCCGAGGTGGCCCCCACGGTGCGTGAGCGCTCGGCTCTGGTGCGCACCTTCATGCTGCACTGGGTCATCGCGGGTGAGTGCTACCTCATCGCCCGCGAGCGCCTGCCCCACGACCCCGGCTACGTCGAGGCCCCGATCAACCCCGAGACCAACAAGCGCTGGGACTGGGACGCCTACCTGGCCCACACCAACGGGGTCCACGACGTGCTCGACCCCGACTTCGACGTGGCCGATCTGGAGCGCAACCCCAACATCGACAACCCGGTGTGGGAGATTGTCGCGGTCACCGAACTGCGCAAGGTCGGGCCGACCGACGAGACCTCCAACGGCTACCAGGTGCAGGTCGCTGAGGGCAACTGGATCGGCCTGCGCACCGACGACCCGGTCATCCGCATGTGGAACCCCGACCCGGTCGAGCGCGACGAGGCGTGGTCCACCTTCCGGGGCCTGCTGCCCACGCTCAAGGAAATCGAGTATTACACCAAGCACATCTTTGTGCAGGTGCGCTCGCGCCTCATGGCAGCCGGGGTGTGGTTCATCCCCGACAACATCACCTTCCCTGCGCCCCCGGCCTCGGCTGGACTGGACGCTGAGACCATCTCGGCCATGAACGAGGCCGAGCAGTTCATGGTCTCGCTCGCGGCGTCGTCGATGGAGACGCTGGCCGACGACGAGGTGGCCTACCCGACCGTGGTCATGGCCGACGCGGCTGCGCTGGCGATGGTCGACCAGGGCAAACTGATCAAGTTCTGGTCGGAGTTGGACGACAAGGCGATGGTCATGCGCGCCGACTCGATCCGGCAGTTCGCGCTCGGCATGGACCTGCCCCCGGAGCAGGTGCTGGGGTCGAGCGGCCTCGCGGTCACCGACTCGGGCGGCTCGGCGGGCTCGGTCAACCACTGGGGCGTGTGGGCCAACGAGGAGCAGACCATCTCGGCTCACATCGAGCCCGCTCTGGACGCCTTCGTCGGCATCATGACCATCGGAATGCTGCGCCTGGCGGTGCCCAAGACGACGCTGATCATCGCCTACGACACCGCTTCGCTGCGCCTGCGCCAGGACCGGAGCGTGCAGGCCCTCGAACTCCACGCCCGAGGGGTCCTCAAGGCGTCGGTGGTGCTGCGCGAGTGCGGATTCGACCCCGACAACGACGCGATGGACGACACCGAGCGCGTCCAGTGGGTCCTGATGAAGATGGTCAGTGGCTCCTGGGCCCCCGAGCAGGCCAACGTGGCGGCTCAACTGCTCGGAGTGTCGATGCCGGACATGGTTTCTGGAAACCAGGGCCAGAAGGCCCGACCCGAGGGCACCGATGGGCGCGCACAGCCCGGAAACGTCGACGGGATCGAGGTCAAGGGGCCCCCCACAGAGCAGCACGACCACTCTCCTGCCCCTTTCAGCGCTCAGACGGCCTCCGCTGAGGCTGTGGTGCTCCGAGCCCTGGAGAAGGCCGGAAATCGCCTCCTCAACGACGGCAAGAGGGGCCGGGATAAGGACCGCGAGACCTCTCTGACCGCTGCGCACACCGTTGCGACCCTGGATCGGACGTATTCGTACGCCGACTTCGACACCAACATGGTCTTCGACGTGTTCCCCGACCTGGAGCCGACCAAGGTGGTCAACATGGGGGTCCACCTGGGTCGCTACTGCGCCATGCTCTACAACGAGGGGGCCCGGTACACTCGTACCGGCCTCACCGAGCACATGAAGGGCATCTGACATGGCGCACGACATCATCTTCGTCGAGAACCGGCGCACGCCGGTGGTCCGACCCAAGGGCAAGCCCTACGAGGCCAAGCCCTCCGAGGGCAAGATCACCAAGCGGCGTCCGGCGACCGCTGAGGAGGAGAAGGTCATCGCTCGCGGTGACTGGGTCCGCGTCAACGAGAAGGGCGACAAGCCCGGTGACTCGGGCTACAAGTCCAAGAAGTCCAAGGTCCGTCCCCAGAAGGCGCTCAACGCCGGGGAGAGCGAGGCGTTCGCTGAGGCATCGGGCCGCGCCGGGATGCTCAACGAGACCTGGAGCGCGATGTTCGACCTGATGTTCGCTGCTGCCGGTCCCGAGGCTGACGGCTACGACGGTGTCACCCACGCCGGGATCGCTCTGGTCGCTGCCGACACCGGCACGGTGCTGCTCTCCCAGCGGGCCGACGACGAGACCGACGAGCCCGGAGTACGCCAGACCTGGGAGTTTCCCGGCGGTGGCCTGGACGACGGTGAGGAGGCATGGGCCGGTGCCGTGCGCGAGTTCGGCGAGGAGGTCGGGCCGCTGCCCGAGGGCGAGGTGGTCGGCGGCTGGCGCAGCGACGACGGCATCTACCAGGGCTTCGTCTACCTCACCGACACGGAAGTGGATTTCGGCACCGGCGCTGACCCCAAGGAGGTGCAGGCGACCGAGTGGGCCAAGCGCGAGCACCTGTCGCAGTTCGATCTGCGCGACGAGGTTGAGTCCGGCACGGACTGGGACATGATCTTCGACGCGGTTTCTGGAAACTCCGACGAGGCCCTGGCCGCGTCCTACGAGGCACCGTTCGGCGAGGACCCCGGCCTCATCGACCTCGCCTCCATGTACGAGCCCATCCCCATCCACGGCGTGATCGCCCCCGAGGCTGCCCCGTCCGGTGACGGTCGCGGCTTCAACGACGGCTCGATGACCACGCGCCCGCTGCGCCTGCCCTTCTCCTACCAGAAGGTCTCCATCGGCGGGCACTCGGGTTCGGTCGTCATCGGGTCGATGGACCGGATGATGCGCAAGGACGGGCTCATCCACTGGGAGGGTCTGCTCATGCCCTGCCGGGAGTCCGAGGAGTTCATGGAGGTGCTGGACTTCTTCGGTGGCCGGTACGGCGTGAGCGTCGACGGGGACCAGGCGTCGTTCACCGAGGGCGACGACGGCGTCATCTGGTTCGACGCCATCCGCGCCGCCGGGCTGACCGCCGTCGCCATCCCTGCCTTCCACGAGGCGTACGTCTCGCTCGGGCCTCACCCCGACATGCCGCCCGTGGACGAGCAGGGCACGACCATCCTCGCCGCGTCCGGTCTCGGGGCCACCGACGTGTTCGGGGGCCAGCAGCACTTCGACCGTGGACCGGGCTGGGTTACCGACCCGGTGCCGACCAAGCGCATCCACTCGTACTGGACCAGCCCCGGCCAGCCCGGTTACGCCAAGATCGCCTGGGGCACAGGTGGCGACTTCCGCCGCTGCCGCGTGCTGGTGGGCGAGAAGATCGCGGAGAACTCCCCGGCGAAGTTGCGGTACATCAACAACATCTGCGCCCAGTGGCACCACGACGCGCTCGGCTACTGGCCCGGCGACAAGGGCAAGCCGGGCAACGCCCCGGTCGGTGCTAGCGCTAGCACCGTCGAGGCCGCTGCCGATGACATCGACTTCGACGAGGTCCGGCGGATGCTGACCGAGGCGTTGGACGACGGTGACGCCATCTCCCCCGTCGAGGGCGAGTCGGCCTGGGAGGCGGTGCTGGTCTCCAGCGTCACGCCGATCGACAAGAACGCCGAGCGCAAGCGCCCGCCGCTGTCCTACTTCCACCAGCACCCGAGCATGGTCGAGGACGTGTGGGCCGCTGAGTCCGGCGCGCTCATCATCGACGAGCCCGACGAGTTCGGGTTCACCCGCACTTGGGGCTACGCCGCCGAGCGGGGAGTGTGTCACGTCGGCATGAACGGCGAGTGCGTCGAGCCCCCCATGACCGGGTCCGACGACTATCCGGCTTTCCACCTGGGCCGGACCAAGACCGACGCCGGGTACATCAGCACCGGCGTGCTGACCTACGGCATCGGTCACCGGGACGCTCAGACGATGCTGTCGGAGTCGGCCACCCAGGCGTACTTCGACAACATCAAGAACGCCTGGGCTTCGGTCCGGGTGGGCGAGAACGAGCGGGGGATCTGGTTCTCGGGCGTGCTGCTGCCCAAGATCGACCACGAGGACGTGGTCAAGATCGAGGCGTCGGGCCAGGTCAGCGGTGAGTGGCTGCGCGGGGAGATGCGCGCCTGCCTTACCGTCAACGTGCCCGGCTTCCCCAACGAGCGCCCCACCGCCGCCTACGACGCGGCGGGCAACGTCCTGGCTCTGTCGGCCTCGGCCTTCGGCCAGGTGCCCAACGCGCCGTGCGCTCAGATGGACGACCCCATCGGAGACCTCACCAACGAGGTCGCCGCCCGGCTCCAGGCCCGCGCCGACATGGCCGTGCTCCGCAACACCACAGCCACCAACCAGATGGCTGTGCTCAAGATGGCTCTACTCAGAGAAGGACAGTGACATGGGATGTAGTTCGTGCCAGCAGAAGCGGGACCAGCAGCAGTTCGCGTGGACCTCCGAGCCCACGCCCGAGGGTGAGTCAACGCAGATCACCTACACCTCCGAGATGCAGGCCAAGGCGAAGGTGCTCCGGGCCGGTGGGACGTACGAGGTGCAGCACGTGGGGTGAGTTTCCAGAAACCCCGTGGTATCTTTCCTCCGTCAGGAGCCAAGGTGCCCTGCACTTCGACATCAGCAGTAACCAATCAAGCACCCGAAGGGAACACCCATCATGGACCTCCTGACCATGAGCGTCGACGAGCGAGCCACGCACTTCGCGGGTCTCGACGACGCGGCACTGACCGCAGCGATCACCGACCTGTCGGGGCAGCGCGAGACGCTGCTCGCCACCCCCGACGCCGACCTCACCGTCGCCACCGTCGACAAGGCCAAGGCCACCGTCGCGGCGCTCAAGCAGGCCCGTGAGGTGCAGACCGAGCGGACCACGGCAGCGACCAACGCCCGCAAGGAGTTCGACGCGCTGCGCGCCTCGGTCAACGACGGCGTCGAGACCGGCGACGAGGACCCCGAGGCCGTCGGCAGCGCCGAGCAGGCCGAGGAGACCACCGGCGACGGTGAGGACGAGGGCGAGGGCGACGGCGAGGACGAGGGCGAGGGCGAGGGCGACGAGGAGGTCGAGGCCGCCAAGGGCGAGAACCCCTTCCCGCCCAAGAAGAAGGACGACGAGGAGGAGGAGTCCGACGAGGACAAGCGCAAGCGCCTGTCCGAGGAGGCCGCTCTGACCGCGTCCGCGCGCCGGGGTGCCACCAAGGTCCCCGCCGCCCGCAAGGTCGCCCGCAGCCAGCCCAAGCGGCCCGCCAAGACCGCCCCCTCGGTGATCATCACCGCCGCCGCCGACGTGCCCGACTTCGCCATGGGTCAGCGCATGACCGGCATGAACGAGGTCGCCACCGCCGTCGAGAACCGGGTGAGCAACTTCCCGCCGTTCAACGCCGAGGTGGCCCAGGCCATCCAGGACTCGACCGGCCTCAAGGAGGACCTGCGCAAGTTCTCCACGGCGTCGATCCACACCCCGTTCCCCGAGACGATGACCGCCGCCATCGGCTCCAGCCCCGGCCAGGAGAACGAGGCCATGAAGGCGGCGGTCAAGGCCCACGAGCGGGTCATGGTCGCTTCGATGGACGGTGTCGGTCAGGGCGCGGACAAGCGCTTCGACAAGGAGACCATGGTCGCGGCGGGCATGTGTGCCCCGTCCGAGGTGGTCTACACCTACACCGCCGACTACGTGGTCGACGGCATCGCCACCTTCCCCGAGGTCGCGGCCCCGCGCGGTGGCCTCATGACCACCCTCGGCCCGCGTCTGGCCGAGCAGTACGCCCAGGACGGGTCGGACTTCGGGTTCACCCAGACCGAGGCCCAGATGGAGGCCGGGGTCGAGAAGACCTGCGAGACCATCATCTGCCCGCCCTTCGAGGACCACCGCCTCGACGCCGCCGGGTACTGCTGGAAGATCCCGTTCATGACGGAGAAGTTCTACCCCGAACTGGTCAAGGACGCGATGTCCCTGTCCAGCGTCCTGTGGGCCCACAAGATGAACTCGCGGTTCATCAAGAACGCCCTCGACCTCTCCACGCTGGTCGTCGCCAAGGGCCTCGGCGGCTCGTTCGACGACACCCTGGAGGCGCTGGCGATCCTGGCGCACAAGGAGCGTCGTCGCTTCAACCTCGGTGAGAACGCCGTCATGGAGGTGAAGATGCCCTCGTGGGTCAAGGAGGTCTTCAAGGCCGAGATGGGTCGCCGGGTCAACCGCCCGGCGGGTGCCATCACCGACGCGCAGATCAACGCGGAGTTCTCGGCCCGTCGCCTGGCGACCGAGTACACCACCGACTGGGCCGAGTTGACGGGTCTCAACCCCGTCTTCCCGGAGACGTTCCCGGTCATGGTCTACCCGACCGGCACCTTCGTGAAGTCGGTCAACCCGGTCGTCCGTCTGTCCTCGGTCTACGACGCCGCGAGCATCGTCCAGAACGAGTACACCGGCGTCTTCTTCGAGCAGGCCCAGATGCTGTTCAAGCAGGCGTACGACTCGCGCAAGTTCGTCATCCCGATCTGCACCGCCGGTCTCGTCGGCGCGCCGATCCTCGACTGCCACTCGGAGACCACCAACTTCGCCGGGCAGGACAACGGCGTCCGCACCATCTGATCGAGCCCGCTCCAGTCGTAGCCGGGGGTTTCCAGAAACTCCCGGCTTCGGCTGAATCAGTCTCAATCGCCAGACCAGTCACAGGAGCCAGACATGCCGAACCGCGTCCAGGGCCACCGCGCCACCCGTCCGACGCCTGAGCCCCTGCACTCGTCGGTGCTGGACCACGCCAGCGTCGTGGAGAACCAGGCCAACTTCCCCCTGATCAACAACGAGGGTCTGTGGCCTTCGTACAACATGCTCGACCTGTTCAACACCACGCGCGTCTGCCCGCGCCCCACCGACAACAAGCGCTTCGAGTTCGCGCCCTGGGCCCCGGCCTTCAACTTCACCGTCTACGGCGCGGTCCAGTGCGGGCTCGTCGGCCTCGACCACGCCGACCAGGAGGCCGAGGTCCGGCGGGTCTTCGAGACCACCGAGGGTCGTGGAGTCGAGCGGGCCCTGCTGGAGAACCGCTTCGTCGAGCGGGTCCGCGACAACAGCCTGATCCTGCCCGAGCGTTCGGAGTGGGACGCGCCCGTCGACCTGACCCCCGCCGTCGCCGCTGGCATCAACGTCAAGACGGCGCTCGCCCTGCTGGAGGGCTACGGGGCAGCGAACTACGCCGGACAGATCACGGTCCACATGCCGCGTACCGCCGTGTCCCTGATCAGCGACATGGTCCAGTGGGACGGCGACAAGGCGTTCACCCCGGCGGGCTCCAAGATCGCTGTGGGTGGCGGCTACGACGACCCGAGCGAGAACCCCGGTCCCCTGCTGGACATCTACGCCACCGGCGAGGTCTACGTCGAGAAGTCCGAGAAGGTGCTCATGAAGACCTGGGAACTGAACGGGGACGCCAACCCGGTGCTCGACGCCAACACGGGTGCCACGCTGGTGCAGCGGTCCTACCGGGCAGCGGTCGACGGATTCGTCGCCAAGGCCACCGGAACGCTCTGGGCAGCCTGAGGGCTGCTGTACCCTGTTTCCAGAAACCTCACCCCGCAGACACAGGAGCACCCGCCATGAACTCGACCACCCACCCGTACTTCGTCGCCAACGGCGAGAACCGCCGCGAGACCGCGCAGGTGCTCGTCGGCACCGCCGAGGAGTACGGCGTCGACCAGGACGACATCTTCGCCACCCAGGACGGCTTCCGCATCAGCCAGGCCATGTCCGACGCGATGGCGAAGGCCGAGGTCGATGACCTGGAGGACGCCACCCCGGTCACCAAGGACTCGTCCTACGTCATCGGCACCCACGGTCCCGGCGGGTCCGAGGAGGTCGCCCCCAACTCCGACATCGCCACCGAGTCCCTGGCGACCGCGCAGGGAGCCGACGCGCTCGGGCTCACCCCGCTCGACGAGGACGGCGACGAGGTCGACGAGGGCGTGGAGCCCTACGAGGAGTGGTCCTACACCGACCTCAAGGCCGAGGTCGCCCGCCGCGACCTGGACACCGCCAACCTCCAGGGTGCCACCCTGATCGCCGCCCTGTACGCCGACGACGAGGCTCAGGCCGACGACACCGACGCTTCCGGCGAGCCCGCCGTGGAGACCGAGTAACACCCACCACGGGCTGACCCGCCCAGACCAGAAGGAGCACCAACATGCCCACCAAGTGTTTCGCCCAGGTGCGAGGCAACGTCATCCGTGCCACGCGGCTCGACGGCTGCGGCAAGCCCGTGGTCGGAGCCACGTCGGTCTCGGTGTCCAAGCGCATCTCGACCATCACCATCGACGAGGTCGCGGAGGACGGCACCAACATCCGTGAGCGCAACTTCGGTGACGAGTTGTGCGTGGTCGACGACGGCTACGCCAGCGTCATCGGCTACTCCACCGACGCCGCGTTCTGTGGTGTCGATCCCGACCTCATCTCGATCATGACCGGCCAGGCCGTGGTCAAGAACGCGGCGGGCGACACCGTCGGCTTCGACGCCGACACCACCGTCGACCTCGACACCTTCGGGTTCGCGCTGGAGGTCTGGACCAAGATCGCCGGTGCCGCCTGCGTGCCGGGTTCGAGCCAGCGTCTGTGGGGCTACACGGTCTTCCCGTTCATCAAGGGCGGTCGCCTCGGCGGCTTCTCCTTCGAGAACGGCGCGATCAACTTCGCCCTGACCGGGGCCCAGACCCGGACCGGCAACCAGTGGGGTGCCGGTCCCTACTCGGTCGACCGGGGCGGTGTGAGCCCCTTCGTCACGCCGGGGCCGCTGTTCACCCCCCTGCGCACGACCACGCACTACCGCAACCTCCTCGTGTCGCTCGACCCGCCCGTCGCCACCTGTGGCGCGGTGGCCCTGGCTGCCTGAGCAACAGCCGGTGCCGGAGCACCCCCTCTCACCCTCCGGGGTGGAGGGGGTGTTTCGCGTTTCAATGAGTTTCCAGAAACCGTCCCGTACACTGGGCCAGGTCGGCTCGGGCCGATCCCCCTACCTGGAGGTCTCATGATCCACGCTTGGATGCCGAAGAAGTTGCACCGCGTCGTTCCCCCTGCTGGTCCCCGTTACGACATCTTCGAGATAGCGTTCCTCGTCGGCTTCGTCGCCATCGTGCTCTACGCCATTCCCGACGACACGAACAGCGCTGCCGAGGCGTGGCTCACCATCGTGGGTCAGCGCGTGGCCGGGGTCGTTATGGCAACAGGGACCCTCGTCGTGATCTTCATGACCTACCGAGATGTGCTCATGTCCCGTGCAGCGGGTCTCCTGGCCGTTCTGTGCGTCTTCTGGGCCGTGACCCTACTGGTGGGCATGATTGCCTCCCCCAGCCCTTGGAGGCCCGGAAGTTTGGCCTTCATGGCTATCTACATCTTCCTCGCGCAGTGGACGCGCAAGACTTATGACCGCCACGTCAACGAGCAGAATCACCCCGAGTGCCACTACCGAGGCCACGACCACACATCGCACGGTGTCGCATGATCGAGGCATTCGACATCGCGCTCAAGATCAGCGGGGGCCTTGGGTTCGCAGGCATCCTCGTCACGATCCTCGGCAAGAAGGTGACCCCTCGTCGGTCCCCCGCCGAGGTCCACGATTCTCGCGTGGCTGAGTTGGAGCGCAGCCAGGCAGAGAACAACACCACCCTGCTCGGGATCAAGACCGAGTTGGGTGAGATGCGCTCCACCTACTACAAACTCCTCGACTACACCCACGATGTTCGTGAGGACTTCGCACGTGAGACCGGCAAGGCACCGAGAGACTGGCCCGAAGGAATGAGACTGTGATGTTCGCAGACGCACTACGCATACTCGTCATGATCGACCTGGCGTTGATCGTCGTCACGGCGGGGGTGATCGGCAAGGCGTACGAGATGTACCTGCCGAGACCGGTCAAGTACGCCGACATGGTCCAGAACGCGGCGCTGGTCGTCGTCGGGTTCGGGGCGGCGTTCAACGCTATCGCCGACATCCAACTGACACCCGGTCTGGTGACCCTGTCGCTGTGCCTGACACCGCTGGCTCTGGTCTCTGTCGGGCTCGCTGTCTGGTCACTGCGGCCAGGTGCGCCCGCTAGACTGGGCAAGACAGGTTTCTGGAAACACCGAGAGAGGACACACGCATGAGCGTGAACCCGCAGGCAGCCAAGATGATCGCCGTCGCCAAGCGCGAGGTCGGCTACAAGGAGGGCCGCTCCAACGGCTCGTGGAACAACTACCAGAAGTTCAGCCCCAACGTGCCGGGGCTGGAGTGGTCCCAGAACCAGGCGTGGTGCCACACGTTCCTGTCGTGGTGCGCCCTCCAGGCCGCGCTGTCGGGCATCTACCCGCGCACCGCCTCGACCGACTACGGCTACGCATGGTTCAAGCAGCGCGGCGAGTGGTCGTCCAAGCCCGTGCCCGGTGCTCTGGGGTACCTCGGCAACAGCAGCAACGACATGTACCACGTGTTCCTCGTCATCTGGGTCGACGGCAACCGCATCGGCACCATCGAGGGCAACACCAACGTCAACGGTTCCTCGCAG